TATCGGAGGCCCGATAACCGGCAAGGGATTCCACCTGGGGATGATAGACGACTACCTGAAGAACGCCAAGGAGGCGGCCAGTAAAACTATCCGGGACGCCCAGTGGGATTGGTTTACGTCAACCTTCTATACCCGGGCAGAGCCAGGGGCGGCTATTATTATAATCGCCACCCGATGGCACGAGGACGACTTGATTGGCCGTCTGTTGAACGACATGGAGAACGGCGGGGAGCAGTGGCGGATAGTCCGACTCCCGGCTGAGGCCGAGGCCAACGACCCCATAGGCCGAAAGATAGGGGAAGCCTTATGCCCGGCCCGATACAACATTGAGGACCTTGCCCGGATTAAGCGCCGGCTAGGGTCCTATTTTTATTCGGCCCTATATCAGCAGAGACCTATGCCCGAGGAAGGCGTTTTATTTAAGCGCTCTTACTTCCGCTATTTCGAGGACAAGGGTGACGTTTATGTTTTACACCGACCCGAGGGGGACCTGCGCTGGGACAAGGACAGGTGCTGGATATTCCAGACCATTGACCCCGCGGCTACCGAGGGACTCCAGAGTGCCTACTTTGTGTGTGCGACTTGGGCCATGACCCCGGACAGAGATTTACTGTTGTTAGATGTGTTCCGGGAGAAGGCAGAGACCACCAAGCACATGGCGGTCATGAAATCGCAATTCGAACGCTGGCGACCCCGGTTCCAGGGCGTTGAGAAACAGGTCTATGGTTTGAATATTATCCAGCAGGGCAAAAGGGAAGGGCTACCGATCAAATCACTCAACGCCGATCGCGATAAAGTGTCCCGCGCGCGGCCGATGGCAGCCAGATACGAGATGGGCACGGTGTACCACCGGCAAGGGGCGGCTTACGTGGGTGACTATGAAGAAGAACTGATCAACTTCCCCAATGGGGAGTTTAAGGACCAGGTGGACTGCGCGGCCTACGCGGGAATCCAGGCATACAAAGAGTCTAAGACCATCTCCCGGGTAGTGGTCTGAAAGGAGGATGGGAATGGCCAAGGCAATTATTAATAAAGCAATAGCCATGCAGGCCAAGGGGCGCGGTGCCGCGGGCGGGTCCCGGCAACTACCGGCTGACCCGTTTGGCAAGCTCTACGGAGAGTACGGATTGGTTAAGCCGCCCTACTCGTTCGACAAGCTCATGGAACTGAAGGAGTCGAACCCAATCCACTGTGCCTGCATCGAGGCCAAGGCGGACGATATCGCCGGGATGGGATGGCAGTGGGTGGCCGAGGACGACAGCAAGCAGCCGGACGAAGGCAAAAAGAACTCCCTGGAGGAACTACTCCGGCAGTGCAATCCGGAGATGACCTTCCGCGAAATCCTGCGGGCGGCGTGGGAGGACTACGAGACCATCGGCTGGGGGATACTTGAAATAGTGCCCGACGGCAAGGGGCAGATGGCCGAAGTCTATCACGTCCCGGCGTACACCGTGCGGGTCCATAATGACGGGGTTCGCTATGCTCAGTACCGCGACGGGGTGGTTCGGTGGTTCAAGCGATACGGGGACGAGGACACCTACGATATGCACAGCGGGGATAAAAAGGACGGCATCCCCGAAGAAGAGCAGGCCGGCCAACTGATAGTAATCCGCAAGGCCGGGGGCCGGTCAAGTTACTACGGAATACCAGCGTATATCTCTGGGCTAGGGGCGATAGTCGGCGCAATGGCTGTGCGCGACTTCAACATCAACTGGTTTTCTCAGGGCACCATTCCGGACACACTGCTGATCGCCGAGGGCGCTGACGTTGACCCCCAGGTCACGGCAACCCTGCAGGCTTTCTTTAGTTACGAGACAAAACAGACCCGGGGCAAGCTGGCGATCCTCCCGGTGCCGGCAGAAACCGAAGGCGTAAAGGTCCGATTAGAGAGATTGACCCCGGAAACCAAGGACGCCAGCCACCGGCTGTACCGCCAGGACAATAACCTGGAAATCTGCATAGCCCACCGGGTGCCGCCATATAGGATTGGTTGGCCGGTGACCGGAGGATTAGGCGGGGCAATGTCCGATGAAATGAACGAGTTTTACAAGGCGAGTGTGGTCGGGCCAGCCCAGGAGATATTGGAGCACCGCTTGAACTCCGTCCTATTCGCTCCGTTCGAATTGGGTGGGTGGAAGTGGAAACTGAATGAAATGGACCTGAGCGACGCAACCAACGATCTGGATTATGCGGTCAAGGGCGTGAGCAACCGACTGATGACCCCTGACGAAGGTCGGAAACGGATCGGCTTGGGACCATACGAGGACAAAGAGGAAGGTAAAAAATACTTCCAGCCGAGCACTTGGGTGGAAGTCGGCAAGGAAGAGCCTGAACCGGCCCCACAGCCGGGGGCAAAAGAGCCTATTCCCCCGGAAAAGGCACCAGCGCCGCCGCAGGGCAATGGCAATAAACAGCAGGGGCAAACACCCGACCCCGACCCCAAAAAGGGCGCACAGGCGAACGTCGAAGGAGGCGTTGGACCAGTGGCCAAAGCCGACGACCATGGCGATGAATATTGGTCCGATTGGGTGAAGGTCCACCACAAGCAAGAGGCAAAAGCCCAGCCAATCATTGAAGATTTTTTCGACGACAGGCGGAGCGAATAATCGGGGCGCTTCCGCCACAGAGTGATATCCCCGAGTACAAAATTGAAAAGGCCCCCTGGTTTGAAGGCATCATCGACCCCCTGGCTGAGCAGCAGGACTTCATGGAGAATATCCTGCCCGAACTCGAGGCAACCTTTGCTGTGTTCGCAGAGCGGGTGGCAGAGTCGTTGGACGCAACCTATGACCCCATGGACGACTCGGCCCGGGTGTGGATTCAGGAACACGCCGCCGAGCTGGCCAAAGGGGTAACTGATACTACCCGGGAAGCCCTGCGGGAGACCCTGGAGGATGGCTGGGCGAAAGGCGAAAGCGTCGACGACCTTGCTAAAAGAATCCGCGAGGTCATGGAGTACGCCAGCCGCTATCGCAGCTATATGATAGCCAGGACCGAAACAACCAACGCGGCCAACATGGGCTCGATATCCGCGGCCCAGCAGATTGGCATCGAGACTAAAACTTGGTGGGCGGCCGTGGATGAACGCATGTGTTCGCTATGCTCCGGGCTGCACGGGACCACCGTGCCGATCGACGAACCCTTTGAGTTTGGAGGGATGGGGCCAAGCAGGCATCCGAATTGTCGGTGCTGCCTGACCTTTAAAGTGGATTAGGTGGGCCGATTGTTAATAGGGTGTCATTGGAACGACCTGAAAAAACCATGGCGCCAGCCCCCCAGATTACTTTGTATTCGCGTAACGGGTCGGACTTAGGCGCCATGTCCTGTATTTGTGCGACCACGAAATCAACGACCGAATCTTCGAGTAGCCAACGGGGAGGAATTATCGGGAGAATTAAAACGTGCCACCCATTTTCCATGAGATAGCGCAGGCGTTGTTCGCAACGGGCATGATGGCGACCGGACCAGTGCCACCGCCCGCCCCATATTTCGATGGCCACAGGGGGGACGGCTAGGTCGATATTGTAAGGCCCTACCGCCTTCTGGGGAGTTGAGTCGATGCCGCGCGCATGGAGCATTTCCCGAAGAGCGTGTTCCGTGTCAGATATGTGGAGCCGTTTCTTTTGGACGGTTAGCGCGTGCTTGGTTTTGGTTGCTGTTGTGACCACCCTGCCACGAGCGGCATTATGAGCTTGGGAATACTGGTTTTGCCGCTGCTCGCTTGTCATGCGGTCCCATTTGATGTGCTCTTGGTCGCTTCGGCTACGCAAAATAACCCCCAACCTATTAAGGCGAGGGATTATGGCGGTACGAGCCACGTTGAAGTGCTTTGCCAAAGCATTAATGGACATTCCCGATTCGTACATGGAAACAAGCAGCATCTCATCAACATGAACCCGGGGCGGCATAATACGGGACGAGTAATCCTTCCGGACTTTAGCTGACAGGAAATGCAATGCTGTGTGGACTGAATATAGGGGTACGCCATATTCGTCAGCGATAGATTGCATTGACCTTCCCCCTTCGTACTCGCGGATAAAATAATCAGGATTAGATGGCATCCATTTGGGCATTCGGTACACCTCCTCGAACATTTGTTTTAGTATAACACATGATTGCAGGTGTACGTTGGTATTGGGATTGGAGAGATGGATTGATGGGAGCATACCTGGAAATAACGGCGTCACCGCGATGCCCCAATAAATGCTTATTCTGTCCGCAGGAGCTGTTCGAGCAGAGGTATCCGCACACCGGGTACTTATCCTTGGACGAATTCCGGACGGCCATTGGCAAGATTCCGGAGCAGAGCACGGTCGTGTTTGCGGGATTCACTGAGCCGTGCATGAACCAGGACGTCCCGGACATGATCTTAGAGGCGGCCGCCCGGGGGGAAATGAAAACGGTCCTGAGCGGATTAGGTCGCTCTGAAAGCGACATTCTGTGTCGGCGGTGCTACCTGGCCAAGGGGGGATAGAGATGCGATTTAGCAGTGTTATTTCTAAATTCAATCCCAATCACGACCGGGCAGGAAGATTTTCGACCGGGAGCACGGGGGGAAACGGCACTAAGTATATAGATGACCCAACCAAGTGGGGAGATTCGGGTGATTATGTGGCGTATAGGGCCGGCGATTTAAAAACGGACCGAGGGTTACTGTCCTTCGCCCGAACGGAAAAATATGCACAAGCATATGGCACGAACGTTGAGAAATTTATTGTGTCGGTCAAGAATCCTTATACGGTTGATGCGACGGGAATGACTCCTGTGGGTGCAGTCCGGAAAGCATACATGGCATTAACCGGCAAAGAGCTGAAATTCGATTCAGGAAAACGCACCAACAAGGAGATATGGCGGGCCGCAGACAAGAAGATGGCATCGGTATTGGAAAAGGCGGGCAATGATGCCTTGATATATAAAAATATGGGTGAGTCCGATGAACTGCTGCTCGTCGCTAAGAACAAGGCCCAGGTAAAATCTTATTCGGAAATAGCCAAGATAGCTGTGGTGCTCAAGCACCTGCAGGGAAAGCATAATCAAAAAAACCACGCTCCCTACAAGCACCGCAACCGGGCATGGGGAGAGAAGCACAGCCTGCCCTGGAAATCGGAGTACAAGGGCAAGGGGCTGGCCGGGAAGTACGAATCAGCCCGCAAGCCTTATGACGAAAAGGCCGCGGCGGCGGTATCTCATGCGGCTGGCACCTACAAAAAGAAACCATCCAGCATTACCAGCTATCCTAATGAGATGGGGAAAGCCATTAAAACGGTAACGAGCACCTACGGGCAGTTCGCGGACAAGCACCTTATGACCGCAGCGAACAAGGTGGGGTTGAAGCTAGAGCAGGCATTAGCGGACCCGGGCAAGCTCTCGGCTGGGTTGCAGGCGCATCTTAAAACGATGACGGACGCCGACATTGACGGAATGGGAGTCGTAACGGCAAAAATCTACGCAGGTGCGCTGGGGCTTTCAACCAAAGGGGCCAAGTCCGACGTGATCGCGGCCATAAAGGCCAAGATGGCCGGGGAGGACATTCCCGCGCCCAAGGCCAAAACCCCTAAGCAGGCCCTGGACGAGACGGTGCAGGCCACCGGGACCAAGGGCAAGGCAGCCGCCAAGACCGCGGCGTCCGTGCTGGCCGCGGATAAAAAACCGGATGGCGCCCCCAAAGATGTGGTGTCTACCATCCCGGACCCCAAGAACCTCAAAAAGGTGCCGGGCAATCTGGGTGGAACCGGGGAGAAGCATCTCTACGAGGACGCCGACGGCAACCAATATATGTTCAAGCCAGCCCAGACCAAGCAGGGCGTCAAAGAACCATTCCGGGCCGACATTCAGGAAGCGGCCAGCAAACTTTCGCTGATGCTCAAAGACAATCCTTTGGACACGGTGGAAGTCAAAAAAGTCACGATCAACGGCCAGGTCGGGACCCTGCAAAAGGTGCTCCCCGCCACCGGAAATATTCAGGGCAAGTCGGTCAAGAACATGACCGATAAACAGCGCCAGCAACTGTTAGAGGAGCACACCGTGGACTGGCTCTTAGGAAACTTCGACGGCCATTCAGGCCAGTTTTTGCAGATGCGGAACGGCCGGTTGGTCGGGGTGGACAAGGACCAGTCCTTCCGGTTTATAGACGACGCCAAGGCCAAAAAGATGAGCTTGGATTACGACCCCAACGGGGTGACCCCGGTTTATAACACTTTGTTCAAGGGACATAAAGGCGGGGACTTTAAGCTCGACCTGGACAGCGTGGGCAAAATGGTCAAGCGGGTGGAGAATATCCCGGACAAAACGTACCGGGAGAACTTCCGGTCCTATGCGGAGGGGATTCATGGCAAGGGAGCCAAGGCCGAAGCCCTGCTGGACAAGATCGTGGCCCGCAAGAACAGCCTGCGGTCTGACTACGAGGAATTCTTCGGCAAAACGCTGGGGGCAAAGAACGCAGACGGGACTCCGTATAAGTTTAAGGACAGCGACATAACCATAGCCCCGAAGGCGCCGGCTAAGGCCCCGAAGGCAACCGTCGTGATCCACGGAACCGATGCGCCGCCACCCTTCCACGGGAAGAGCGCGGTGGACGTAGGCAAAAAGGGGTCTATATACTACAACACCGTATTGAACCACGCTAGCCCTGAGCAGCTTAAGGCGCTGGGGAAAGAACTCAAAATAACAGCAAACGATGCCGAGCTTAAGCAAAAGATATCGGATTACTACAAGAATGTCGCCGGCAAGAACGCGGACAAGCTGGTTCCGACCAAGGCCGACTTGCAGGGCATGAATAAGCTAGCGCTAGAATCCATGGCCAAAAAGGCTGGGCTAATCCAGACCGGCGAATACCATCCCAAGACGAACATAATAGATATGCTGGCTAACCACTACGCGACCGGGGGCAAACCGGTGGTCGCTGCGACCAAACTGCCCGCGACCGGACTAGCGGCCAAAAAGGTGACAGACCTCAAAGCCATGGCTCAGGCCAAGGGAATAAAAGGCTATTCGGGCATGACTAAGGAGCAACTGATCGCGGCCTTGAGCGGAGGGGTGGCCACTAAAGTGACTCCTTCCCACACCGCTAAGATCGAAATGAAAAATGGTGTGCCGCACTTCCAGGGGCAGAAGATCGTAACCGACAAGGGAGAATACCTTGGTAGCGTAGTAGGGTCCGTGCTCGGGAAAGGGTCGAACCAGACAATAAAGAATCAGGACAGTGCCTGGGACACCAAATCCTTCGACACCTACTACACGATAGACATGCTTAAAAAGCATGCAACAGCAAATGGGATGAAGGTCACCGATGCTCAGATTAAACAGGCCGTGCATGGCATGGAGACCTTTACGGCAAGCCAATATGGAGCTATACGGAGGGCGCAGGAAAAAGCCAAAAAAGGGGAGCCCCTCGACACTTCGGAGAAGAAATACCTCAAGCTGGGCCAGGGTGCCGACGCGTTTATTGAGATGGGACCCAAGTGGAATAGCAACGGCCCCATTTATCGCAAGATTAAGGTTAGCAGTACGAATATAAACGACTTTTTAGCCAAGCACCAACCGGGCAATATAGTTAACCAGCTTGACGGGGTGAGCTCCTGGACAACAAACGACGCGGTATGGTCAGGGAATATCAAATTTGTGATGAAGGGTGGGACCATGAGCGGCACCCCGGTAGATAAGGTTTCGTCCTGCAAAGGCGAAATGGAGGTCATGATGCACTCGGGGGCAATGCAGCGAGTGGACCAGGTGATTAAGACAGGGACCAACAGCTATGAAATCCATGTGACCGAAGTCCCCCCGGTGCTCCCGAGCCAGATACCGACTGGATTTACTAAGGCAGATGTGGTACACTTAACCTACGCAAAGGAGGGGGATGCCATGAACGTCAAGAAGGGCAAGCAAAAGGAAATCCAGCCGGACAGCGGCGTGAAGGTTTTTGATTTCGCCACCCAGAAGTGGTACGAATTCGAGGCAACCGAAGGCAAGACGCTGACCAACAAATACGGAATCCCGCACGACAACGGGATGACCGCCGAGGAACTGGCTGAGGCCAATCGGCCAAAGAAGGAAGAGTAGCCGACCAACGAGCCGCTCCCAATCGGGGCGGCTTTTCAGTTTTCTGAAAGGGGGACGAAATGAGCACGTTTTTGAAAACCGACTCCAAGATGCGGTACACCCTCGGCGTGGTGTACGCCCCGGACGAGGTGGACTCCCAGGGGGACTTCTCCCCGGCCGAGGAGATCGAGAAGGCCTGCCATGGCTTCATGCGCAGCCTGCAGGGGAAAAAGATCAAAAAAGGCGCGCTGGGATTCATGCACAAGGACTGGAGCGATGATATCGGCGACATAGTGGAGTGCTTTATAGCCCCGATTGATATGACCATTGGGGACGCCGAGATCAAAAAGGGGACCTGGCTACTGGGGGCCGTCTGGTCGGAGGACATATTCCAGAAGATCGAGGACGGCGAAATAACCGGCTACTCCATGGGGGGCAGCGGGACCCGGGAGAAGGTGGACGAGGTGGCCAAGTCGGACGACGAGCCATCCCGGTTTGCACAAGCAATGCATGAGGCAATCACCAGCCGACTATCCAGCGAAGGGAGGTGAAAAAGTGCCGAATAAGCTCAAGGATATGAAAATCAAGGAGATCAGTGCAGTAACCAAGGGGGCCAACCGCAAACAGTGGGTCATCGTCAAGTCTGACGAGGGCGACCAAGACATTCTTGCCGCGGACGATATCCTAAAGGTGGCCGTTGAAGCATTGGGGATAGCCATCAATAAGACCGTCCAAGAATATGATGAACCCGATGAGGGGGACATCACCAAAATGCAGGGCGACATTGAGGCGTCTTTCGAGGAATTCGCGGATTTTGCGAAAGATGCTATGGTCGGCTCCTTTATGGATAACATAGGGAGAAAGAACCTGCGGGAACGGTTGTGGGGAGCCACCGACGCCTTGTACGAGGCGATTCAGGCGACCTTAAGCAACCCTGACATAGATAAGGACGAAAAGTCCGCCGCCGTTGAACAGGACCTGGAGGACTTCGCCGAATGGATAAGTGGTCAACTGTTCAATAGCAAGGTAGCCAAGGCGGGTGCGGTGATCAGCTCCGACCGGCTGCGGAGGCTCAAAGAGACTCATTCCGCCCTCGGGGCAATAATCACGGAAGCCGAAGGAGTGAAGGCCGAACCCGACAAGGGGGACGTCCAGAAAGGGGATGATACCGAAGTGAAAGCAGAAGAGATTAGCAAAATGGTAGACGATGCCCTGCAACCAATCATCGATAGGCTGGATAGCCTGGAGAAGTCGGGCGAGGGGGAAGAGAAGGGTGAGGACATGGCTCAGGTCGTAACCGATGCCATCACCAAGGCCATGGAACCCATCGCCCAGCGCCTGGAAGTAATCGAGAAGGCCAAGGGAATCAAAAAATCCATCGACGGCCAAGAGGACGAGGACAAAAATGTCAAAAAGTCCTTCTGGGGCGGCATCCTGTAGGGTAACCCCCAAAGTAATCACATACCACCACGAGAGGCAGGGGCCTCTTTTTTTGTTGCCCATATTCGAACTTTGAAGGGAGAGGATACTGTTGAGAAATACCGAGCTCATAAACAAAATTGATACCGGCGACCTCGCATCTGGCGGGATTCTGCTGCCGGAGCAAAGCAAAAAGTTTTTTAAGATGACGTTTGAGGCCACCCCGTTCTCGAAACTGCACCGCAAAGAACAGCGGGCAGCCAAGACCGGCGAAATCGACAAGATCGCGATTGGCGGCCGCCTGTTAAGAAAGAAGATCGAGGACACCGACGATAACTACCGTGCCGGCGTTACCCACGGCAAGGTGGAATACTCCACTGTGGCTGTGCGTCTGCCTTGGGAAATCACCGAAGAGACCCTGCGGGAGAACATCGAGGGCGAGGCTTACGAAGATCTGGTCATGGGAATGATGACCACCCAACTCGGCATCGACCTGGAAGATTTGCATTGGAACGGCGATTCCAGTCTGGTGGCCGACCCCTTCCTGAGTGTTAACGACGGCTGGCTGAAAAAGATGTCTGATGGAGCCACCCACGTAGTGGACTGCACCGCCGACACCAAGTTCAACAAGTCTACCTTCTTCAAAATCCTGAGCGAGCTTCCTAATAAGTTCCGCAGCGATAAACTGCGCTGGATGATGAGCCCCAACCGGGCGCTGAACTGGGTAGAATACCTGACCGGACGTTCCACCGGCGCTGGCGATGCCGCCCTGAACGGTGGAGGCATCTTGGGCGCGGCTCCCTTGGGAATCCCCATCTGCCCCATCCCTAGCTTCGGCGACAGCACCATCGTGCTGGGCGACCCGCAGAACTTTGTGGCTGTGTGGACCTATAATATCCGGATTCGCAAGACCACCGAAGGTCGCGAAGCCGTAATGCAGGACAAGCGGTTCTATGTGGTGCATCTGGACGACGACCCCGTAATCCAGGAACTCGACGCCTGCGTCCTGGCCAACAACCTGACTGCCACCACCCTGACTGACTAATGGTCGCGGTCAAGCTGACTAAACATCTCAGCTATAACGGGTACGGAATCCGGGCCACCAGGGACAACCCAATCGTGCGCACCGACCCCGAAACGGCAGCGGCGTTGGTGACCGCAGGGCATTTTGAATATCTGGAGACCCCGGAACCCGTAATGATTCAGGAAACCAAGCCGGCCCGCCCTAAACGGGCCAAGAAATAAAGGAGGTAGATATGGATGGAACTTCAGAGAGGATATAACCCTGGCGCCTTGGGCCTGTATCAAGTGGCCAGCGGTCGCATTAGAATCGGCGAGGTCGCATCCGCCAGCGCTGGCACTGTCAACGTAGCGGTCCTGCCCGCGGGAGCTCTCATCGTGAACACCCTGGTCGAAATCGAAGAGGCCTTCAACTGCGGCAGCCCGGTCCTCCAGGTCGGCAAGAATGCCAGCGTGGATGACCTTGTGCCCAGCGCGTCCATTACCGAGGGGACCCCCGCATTTTATGCGAACGGCACCCCGGTCATCGCACGGGTCACCGAAGAGACCACCGTCAAGGCCAAGCTGAGCCGTACCGGGGCCGCAGGCACTACCGGTATCGCCAACGTCATGGTCTTTTACGTCAGGGTGCAAGAGGCCTAGTAGAAAGGGGGTAACCCCGTGAATTATGTAGCCTTAGAGCACCTCAAGGCCAGGGTGAACACGACATTGGCCGATTACGATCTGGACGAGATCATTGCCGCGGAATCGGCGGTGATTACCCGGGCGCTCGGCGTTGAGCCTGGAAGTCCAATGACCGAGTATTTTTACGGGGCGGGACCGGTTTTGTTCCTGACCTTTGCCCCCTTGGCCGGGTCGGTGGCGGTAAACGAAATCAACGACGGGGTGGAAACGGAAGTGGACGCCGACACCTACACCGTAATGGGTACGGCCATCGTCCGAAACAGCGCGCTTACCCAGCGCACCTATTTGGACTCCCCGACTAAATGGCCCACCATAAGCAAGGCGACCTACGCCTTGGCGGACAGCCCGGGAATACTGGCCGTCTGCCAGGGAGTGTGTATCGACCTTTGCCGATTGGCCATCAATGAGATGGGGGTAGAGCAGAGTGAGTCGATTGGCAGCTACAGTCATAGCTCAAAAGACACAAACACCGAGAGGCGGCGCATTTTGGCCCGGCTCGGAAGGGTCAAGGCGGTCAAGCCTGCGGTGGCGCGATGAGCTACAATCAATTGCTCAACAAAACCCTGGAGGTTGTCCGCAAACTGTCCGCGTCCGACGGTATGGGTGGATTCACCGACGGCACCGACGAGGAGTGGATCAGCGTCAAGGGGCGGATTAGCCCCGCGTCGGCCCAAACCCAGACCATGTACCAGGCTTTGGGGGTGCGGGTAACGCACACCGTGTATCTGCAGGCCGGAGTCCAGGTGGCGGAAGGCAACCAACTCCGCTACGGAACCCGGTACCTATTGGTCAAGGGAATTAAGGACCCGGATGAATCGGAGCACCACCTGGAATTGCAGTGCGAGGAGGTACGGTGATGGCAGTCAAATATGTAAGCCATTTGCCCGCCTGCGTGGCATTGTTGGAGGCCGAGATTGATCGCCGAGTTAGTCTCGCCTGCCAGCACATGGTGAACGCAACCAAACAAACCTTAACCGGGCAGCGCACCGGGAGAATATACCGGGTGGCGGGAACCAAGCAGAAATACACCGCGTCGCACGCGGGTGAACCACCGGCGGTGAGAACCGGCCGGCTTAGGAATAGCATTAGGTTTATCATGCTGTCCAAAGGCTCCCACGTTGAGGGTGCGGTGGGTACCGACGTTGAATACGCTCCCTACCTGGAGTTCGGCACCAGCAAGATGGCGCCCCGCCGATTTCTGGGCGTTACTTTCGAGCAGGAGCGGATTCGCATCTTCTCTATTTTGAGAGGGGGCGGATAGCGTGACTGACGATCTTTTAAAGGGCCTGTGGGGAACCCTGGCCAACGACGCCACCCTGGCGGCGCTG